CTACACGGCTGGTGATCTGGCCGATGTGGTCATCGCCACCAACACCTACGTCGTCCCGGCATAAGGAGACTCCCATGCTGCGTTTCACCAAAGAACAGCAGGCGTTCATCCTGGCCAATCGCCGGGACTTCAACGCCCGCCAGACGGAGCTTGCCAACGCGCACGCCTCCGGCATGATCGGCAACGCTCTTCCCATCCCCCGCGACGTGTGGGGTGTCTGGGATCGCGAAGGCATCGAGATCCAGCGCGAGGTGCTGTCGGTCTTCAACGACCTCAGCGCTTCCGTCTCGATGCCGATGCCGATCGGCAAGCTGGTGCATCATTTTCAGACCATCAGCGACAGCGGCACGGTCAACGTGTCGCTCGACGGTCGGTCGAAGGCCCGCACTGATCAGCCGGTGTTCGACTACCACGGCACGCCGCTTCCGATCATCGACAGCACGTTCAGCTTCGGCTGGCGTCAGATGGAGGCGGCGCGTTCCGAGGGGTTCGCACTCGACGGCGCCGGTCGCGCGAACGCCATGTTCAAGGTCGCCGAGAAGCTCGAGGACATCACCCTCAACGGTGACGCGTCGGTGGTCGTTGGCGGCTCGCAGCTCTATGGGCTGCGCAACCATCCCAAGCGCAACACCGACACGCACGGGTTCGACCTGAACGGCGCAACCGGGCCGAACTGGCTCGCAGCGGTGAAGAAGCTGACGGATGCGCTTTACGGCGACAACTTCTTCACCGAGCCGACGATCTACGCCAACATCACCGACTGGAAGTACGCTCGCGAGACCGACTTCTCGACGCAGTACCCGAACAAGACCATCGCGCAGCGCGTGCTGGAGTCGGGTATTGCCAATGTCATCCCGGCATCGAATGTGCCGGCGAACGAGCTGATCGGCGTGGTGAAGAACCGTCGCGTTCTCCAGGTCCTCAACGGCATGCCGATGACCACGCGGCCGCAGTTCCGGGCCAACCCCGAAGACGACTACAACTTCGTCACGATGGCCGCAGCCGCCATCGAGGTGAAGTTCGACGCCGCGGACAACTGCGGCATCGCGGTCGTCACCAAGACCTGATCACCATCAATCGTCAGGTGAATTGAGCGACGGGCCGGCAGCAGTCGGCCCGTTTCATGAGTTCATCCGGACAATGGAGCAACTGCCATGAAACTCGAAATCACTCAGGCCGGCGCGCGTATGGCCGGCAAGGAACTGGAGAAGGGCGCCATCATCGAGATCAAGGGCGATGAGATCCCTGCGAGCCTCGTCAACAAGGCGGTTGCGGTGAAGGACGCCAAGACCGCGATCACTAACCCGGCCGATGATCCGGTGCAGCAGCCGGTGGGTTACGCCGTGGTCGACAATGGCCGCGGCTGGTTCGTCGTCACCAAGGACGGCGCCGAGGTCACCAAGTCGTTGCGGGCCGAACACCTGGAAGGCTTTGCCGATATGTCCGACGAGGACAAGGCCGCGTTCGTCGACCTGCACAAGGCGGACGCCTGAGCCATGTACGGCGATCTGGCAGGGTTCAGGGCATATGCCACGGCGCGGGGCAATGAAGCCCCCGCCGACGCCACCGACGCACTTGCGACGGCGGCGCTGGTGCGCGGGTCGGATCACGTCCGCATGCGCTATGTGAGCAACCTTCTGCCGTCCTATGGCGTGGACTTCACGCCGGCCGGGCATGACCTGCCGATCGTCGAGGAGGGCGCCTATATCGCGGCTGTGCTGGAACTGGCGACGCCGGGGTTCTTCGCGAAGACCTTCACGGCAGCCGAGCAGAAGGTGCTGACGGGAGTCGACAGCATCAGGTGGACCGTCGTCGGCGATGCCGGTGGCACCTACGCCGCCATGCCGGTGTCTACGTCCATCGCAGCCCTGTTCGAGCCCTATGTGATCGATCGGGACGCGAGCGAGGTGTCGCTGATGTCGGTCGGGCCGAGGGCGAGCGCATGACGGTCGATTATGCCAGCATCGCCGCCGAGGTCGCCGACGCCCTGGGCGAGGTCAATCAGGGCACCATCGTGCTCAAGCGAGTGACCGTCGGCGCGCCGCCCAACGACTACACCGAAGGGGCGGAGATGGTCGAGACATGGCCGCTGAAAGCGACGGTGAAGCGGATGCACCAGCGCTATGAGAGTGGCATCCTGATCGTGGAGACCGGTGACATGGTGACGTTCACCACGCTCGACACGGTGCCCCTGATCACTGATCTGATCACCATCGATGGCAGGGATCGCGCCATCACCAACCTGATGCCCATTCCCGGCGCTGGCACGCCGGTGATGTGGAAGGCGTGGTGCGGGGATTAGGAGTGGGCCATGGATTATTTCGTAGCGGCAGTCTTAACCTCCGCTGCTTTGCGCTTTGCAGTTTCGGGAGCGATGAACACCTTTTCGCTCATCCTTCTACGGAAGCGCCTGTTCGACTTGGAATCGATGGTGATCTGGAAGTGGAGTGAGGCGCCGTGGTGGACACGCCTAGATAGCGATTTCCAGACTGCGTGCGCGAACTTCGTCCGTAGTCGCGAATGCCAGCGGTTTGAGCGCTCTGCCAACGTTTCCCAGTCTGGAGTCACCTTAACCGAGAATGATGCCACGCCTCCCGGAGGTGGTTCGCAGTGAAGAGGTGAGGCGTTGGAAGCCCAGCTAGAATGCTTGGGTTCTTTTGAGCTTGGCTGGACGTCCATGATCGGCCCGATCGCATCGAGCCGCCAGACCTTGAGCGTTGAGTCGGTATGATTTCGTACATTGCCGCGCACCCATAGGGTGTTGTCATTGGGGTATTCTATGTCCCACTCGACTGTGATCGGATCCTTTTGCTGCCTCCATACGAGCCAGGCGCCGAGCCCCGTGAAAAGCGCCGTCAGAATACCGGTAATTACGTTCGCCGTGTCGTGCCATGTCTCCATGAGCCCCCTCCCTGCGGTTAGGCGAGACTAGTGAAAGCGGTAGGAGAGTCCATTGCTGAAGCGCCTCGCCCAACGTGAATTGCTGGAGCAGCTTGCCGCGGACTGGGAACCCCAGATCCGAGCGGCGTGGATCGCGTCGTTGGCGGATATCTCGTCCAGCATCGTCTTGGCGCGCCTCCTGGAGCGTTTGGAGCGCGGTGACGTGTCTGGCGCGGTGGAAATGCTCAACATCCGTGACGAGATGTTCGCGCGCGTCGAGGGCGCTCTGGTGCAGGCCTACAACGCCGGGGGGCAGGCGACCGTCGACACGCTGCCACGGCTGATGGACCCGCAGGGGAACCGCGTGGTCTTCACGTGGGGCGTGCGGAACCTCGCCGGTGAACAGGAGCTTCGCGATCATGCGGCGCGCGCGGTTCGCGGCATCACGCGAGACATGCGCGAGGGCATTGCCGAGACCCTGACGGAAAGCCTGGCACGTGGTGACAACCCGACCCGCGCCATGCGCAAGATCGTCGGGCAGGGGAGGGTGAACCCGGTGACCGGCACTCGCGCCGGCGGCAATCTCGGGCTGACACGTCCGCAGATGCGCGCCGCGGCCAATCTGGAGCGGGCCCTGCGCGGCGGGGATTTCGGCAAGCTCCGTGAGATCATCAATCCCGATAGCGGATGGAAGCTTCGGGATCGCCGGTATGACCGCACCATTGCCAAGGCGATCCGGACAGAAACACCGGTGCCGGCCGATATGGCGGCCAAGATCGTCGCACGATATCAAGAACGCGCGCTCGACTACCGGGGCAAGCAACTGGCGCTGCACGAAACCCGCATCGCGCTGGACAAGAGCCGGGACGACGCCTTCGCGCAGCAGATCGCCGAGGGGAAGCTCGAGCAAGAGGACGTGACGAAAACCTGGCGCCACACACGGCGCCCGAACCAGCGCGACCAGCACGCGGCGATGGATGGACAGACAGTGGCCTATGCGGAGGCCTTTGAGGCACCGGACGGAACGCGGATCCGCTTCCCGCACGACCCTGACGCGCCGCTTGATCACACCATCGGGTGCTTCTGCCGGCTCGAGTACAAGGTCGACTATGCCGGTGCTGCCG